CGCGGTGGGGGTGTGCCAGTATCCTAAGCAGACCTCAACGCAAATGTTCCAAAGTTTGGTGGGGTCGGGTACGCGGGTGGACTTGTTTTATATCGACGGTCGATTGGCAGCGGATGATGTGCAGTTAATTAAAAAGCTGATGCACGACCGGACGGTGTTTGTGGCGGACGACTTCGTTGGGATCGAAAAAGGCGTAGCGAACGCGATGAATCTGCTAGCGGGGTTGGGTGCGCCCTTTTATACGTTAATTTATCCCCGGCTGATGCGTAAGACGGCGATGTTGGTGCCGAATACACTACTGCAATTTACGGCGCAATAACCGGCAACGGGATCAGCTTAAGAACCGCAGCTTATAAATTGCTGACAAATAATGACCCACAATTTCGTCAATGATGTTCTGGATAGCGGTTTCGTTTTGGTCGCAGAAGTCATACCGTCCGGCAGCGATCTGGTCGATCTGGTCTTCCAAAAACTCCACAAGGTCACGGTTCTTGTTGGCGGACATGAGCGAGATGGGGCCGATTAGACCGTGGCGACCTTGATAGGCTTCTGCGAATGAATCGGCTAGGTCTGGCAGTCCCTCATAGAACTTTTGTGTGGCCTTATGAACCGCATAAGAGCGCGTATTGAGATGGACGCTATGGGCGACATCACGGGCCAAGAAGAGCATTCCGACGAAATCTGCGGCTTTCATATCGGCAACGATACCGCAGGGCAACGGGCAAAGGCAACCTTTTTACGCAAGGGGGTTGTTTCTTATATCGGCTAGGCATAGACTCAAGCCGGTTGTTTTCAATAGCACTCTACAGGAGAGAGCACATGGACAACGAGATGGAATCACAGGAACTGGATCGTGGCTATCGCGAGTATGCGGAAGTGCAGCAAAAGCTAGAGCAAGTGGCGCAGCAAGAAGTGGCGCGTGTTGTGGTCGAGGGCGAGCAGTACTTAAAAGCCTTTAGTTTCTTTTTGGACAAGGTGATGCGATGACATGGTTTAAGTGTGGCGAATGCCAACATGAATTTAGCGAGCCGTACATTCAGGAGCATACGGATCTGATTCACTACGGCAGCGCGGTGTCGAGTGAGGTGGTGTGCGTCACGCAGCATTGCCCAAATTGTGGTGATGAGGACTTCAGCCGCTGTATTGAGGAAGAGATGGATGAGTGACTGGCGTACTGCGCGTGGGCTTGCTCAGAAGGTGGTGCGCCGTTGCTCAGAATGTGGGGTTGAGCATGCTGGCAAGTGCTCGTATCGGCGCAAGTCCGGCCCGACTCAGAAGGCGACGGCAGAGCAGGCGAGGTCTTGGTTAGAAAAGCGGCGGCGTGATCGGCAGCGAAGGCAGATACAGACTCTTATACGGGAGTTATGCGATGGAATCGAAAGAGCGAGACGATCAATCAGACAGCAGAGTAGCTTCCGGGCGGTGGCGAAAGACCAAAGCCGAAGTGATTCTGGAGCAGATTTACGCAAAGCAACGCGAAATACGATTGTTAGAAATCGAACTGGCGAGGACGGATCCAAATGAACTGGTATCAAAATTGGAAGGCGAGACTGCGCGTTAGGTTCTGGCGCGACTGGGATCAAGTACCGCCGCCTAATTGGGCGTGTAGTCGTCGCAAGTTGGGAGGACAGTACTGGTGAACATGGAGTACTCACAAGACCGGCTGCGAGCGCAGATTCGGAAGCTGGAAGACAAGATGGATCGCATGAGCGATGAGTTTGCAACGATACGAGGCGAAGATAAAGCCGGAGTGTGCGCGATGATTGAAAACTGCGGAGATGGCTGGAAAGTTTATTGTGGAAACTGCCTAGACGTAATGGCAGCGATTCCAGATAACTCAATCGACAGCATTGTGACCGATCCGCCCTATGGGCTTTCTTTCATGGGTAAAAAGTGGGACTACGATGTGCCGAGCGAGGCGATATGGCGCGAGTGCCTGCGGGTGTTGAAACCGGGCGGGCATCTACTCGCATTTGCCGGGACGCGCACTCAGCATCGGATGGCGGTGCGGATTGAGGACGCGGGGTTTGAGATACGCGACTTGATTGCTTGGGTATATGCGTCCGGGTTTCCGAAAAGCCACAATTTAAAAGGCGACTGGCAAGGGTGGGGAACCGCCCTTAAGCCCGCGCTGGAGCCTATCACCGTGGCCCGCAAGCCGTTGATCGGCACGGTCGCCGAGAATGTGTTGGCGCACGGCACGGGTGCGCTGAATGTGGATGGGTGTAGGGTGGGCAATAACGCTGGTTGGTCATATCCGAACGGACGCGGCGGCAGTGGATGGCATGGGCGCGAAAGTTTGTCTGCCAACCTGTCAGAACCGATGGCGGCAACGCAAGGCCGCTGGCCCGCCAACCTAATACACGACTGCAGCGATGAGGTGTTGGGGTTGCTTAACGACGCCGCCCGTTTCTTCTACTGCGCGAAGGCAAGCAAGCGGGATAGGGGCGAAGGAAACAGCCATCCAACCGTCAAACCAACCGACTTAATGCGCTACCTCTGCCGCTTAGTCACGCCACCGGGCGGCACCGTCTTTGATCCATTTATGGGAAGCGGTAGCACCGGAAAGGCTGCAACGCTTGAGGGCTTTTCGTTTATCGGTTCTGAAATGCAAAAAGAATACTTCGACATTGCAGCATCTAGAATTGGAAAAAAGGGAAGCATTCAACAGGGATTGCTATGATCGAGTGGACGCGAGTTAGGCTGGCGCAGTGGGCAGATGGTCACGGGGGAGGACAGTACTGGTGAAGCTTGAATATTCACAAGACCGGCTACGGGCGGACATTCGCGATCTTGAGGAGAAGATCAAGCAGATGGAGCGCGACCGTGAGGAGCTGGGCGATAAGGTGATGGTGGCGGAGATTGCGCTGTCGGTGGTTGTGTTTACGGTGGGCTTCTTTGTGGGGCGTATGACATGAAAGTAGAAATATGCTTGCAGGGTTTGGACGCAATTATTCGCGGTGATCTTAAGAGCGTACTGGACTCATTGAAGCGTGACTTGAAGGTCAGAAAGAGTGGCAAGGGTGTTTGTATATTTCACATGGACAAGGCTGAAGACGTTGCTGAGATACAGCGTCATATTGATGCGTTCAAGATTGTTCTGAAGTACTACGGAGGTTGAAATGACATCTGTGCATCAGAAGAAAGAACTAGGCCGTTGGCTACTGCCGGGCGCGGAGGGTGTCCAGCAGTTTGGAGTAACCCGAAAACCCCACGCATTCCACCGTGCCATGATGCGACTATGCTTCGGCTGGCAGTGGATGGACAAGGAACTGACTTGCGACTACTGCAACCTTTACCCAAGGATCCGTAAGAAAACACACTGCGCAGAGTGCGCCCGGTCGCTTGAAGGCGGCGAGTTATATAACGTGATCAAACTTGCAGAGAAAGCCGGGATCGTATTCGGAACGAGCAACACGGAAATCACAGTGCAGAAATTGGAGAAGTTCCTTGCTCTAGCACAGGGAGTCAACAAGCCATGACCCGCGACGACATCATCCTACTGGCGCGAGAGGCTCTAGGCAAGCCGGAACCTAGCGCTTTTGTTAAACCCGGCATAAAAGTTGGAGTTAGAACCCAATGAAGGAACAAGAAGTGCTTATTTTGATTACGAAGGCAGCGGAAGCTGAAAAAGCCGACGATGCCTTGAAGTTTTCACAGGCAGCGTGTAACGCCGCAAACGCGCTATGTGCGTTAGCCTCAGCGAAAACTATTAAAAGCTCGTAACAACGGGGGGGGGCCGCCGGGGATTGCTCGGTGGCCTCTTTGTTACAGATTAAAAAGGAACATACTATGACCCGCGACGACATCATCCGCATGGCGCGGGAGGCTAGTAGCGAGCATGATTATGACTTCCCAAACATTTTTGCGCTTGAACGCTTCGCCGCCCTTGTTGCCGCAGCCGAGCGGGAGGCGTGTGCGAAGGTGTGTGAGGATATTCCGGTGCCGCAAGGCCCAACAGAATTGACGCATATTCCAACACTTGAGCGATGCGCTGCCGCCATCCGTGCGAGGAGTGAGACATGAAACCTGACACTTACAAGTTGATTTAGATGTGCGTTTGATCAGAAAGAGAGGTTATAAGAGACATGAAAAACCTGTGGGGCGATGATG